GACAACTGACCTCTAGCGAACCAAAGGTCTTTTTCACTTTCCACTGAATCTAAATTATTTGTGATGTCTTCGAGAGTTTTTAGTTCTTGTACTAGCTCTCTCCACCCATCTTGTTCAAATAAATTTATTCTATTGTGGTAAAACTGTTTGTCTTCCTGCGTTAGCATAATTTAAAGTTGTTTCTGATTTAAGGTGTTCCACTTCTGGAATTGTACGCATAGTCTCAACTCTTGTGCTTTCTATATCGGCTTTCATTTTTTCTACTTGAGCCATTTCTTTTTGTAGCTTAACAATCTTTTCTTGTATTTCAATTTGATTAGGTTGTTTAGCTCCAGCTTCTGCTGCATTCTTCTGAGCTTTAGTCATTTCTTCTTGTGCTTCAGCTAATGTCTTTTGTATTTCTGCTTTTATTAATTCCATCTGTAGTTGATGATGGTATTGTTGCATTTGCTCAGCTTCAGGATTAGGTTGCATGCCTTGCATTAATCCTTGTACAATTTGGTCTCTATTATGGATACTAGAGTTCTGGAAGATTGCTAACAAAAGAGTATTGAAAGCAGGAGAATCTTTCGGAATTGACTGTAACATAGAGACCATTTGCTGCATCTCTAGTTCTTTAGCCATAATACCCATAGTAGAGTACGGAACAAATTTATAATCAGCGACAGGGTATCTGTCTACATCAAACTGTATCTTTCTCCACAGTGCCTTATTAATCATAGGAATAAGGAATGTGTTTTGGAAATTCATTAGTGTACGCTTCTGGCGTTTAATAGAAGCAGACTGCATCATAGACATACCACTAGATGTTGCTCTTTCAGGTACACCCATATCAGCTGAACCAGTACCCATCTGAATCATATTCTGTAATGTAGATACTTGATTATATGTATGCTGGTCTGTCTGACCTAAGTTTAATGGCATTACTGCATTCCTTGGGTCACCGTTAGTAAGAATAGTCTTACCTGGTCTTACTTCTAACTTAATTCCTCTAGGTAATCTAGTAGCATCTGCAGCTACCATAGGTGTAGTAGTCAATGCTAGAGAGTCAATTCTAGCTCTCATCTCAGCATCTAATGCTTTCTGTGGATTATATCCTTTCTCACAGACACCACGACCCCAGAACTTGTTAGGCACTATGTCGTGCTGATACGCTATGAATGGTCTGTCAACCATCATAAACGGATTCTCCTCAGCACGGAGCACATATGCATCGTTTGCAATAGTAACTACTGCTTCGACTAATTCATCTTCGTCATATTCAAAGTCAGCACTATTGTCTTCATTTTTATTTAAGAATTTCTTAGGTACTTTACCCCAGTATTCTGTAATTTTAATTTGGTCACCTGCATCATGGTCTATCTCTGGGTCATAACCAAAGTCTACTTCGTCTACATCTGCAGGAACTTCTACATTAAAGTAAATACCATTAGCAATACCTTCATTAAGAACATATCTAGGTTTATATACTTCATGTGCTACACCTAATGCTTGATTAATATTCTTAGCTACTGGGTCAATTAAGAACTCTTTAGGTGATACTGCCTCTACTCTTACATCTACTGAGATATAATTTTCTATTTGTCTTATAGAAGTAAGTGTTCCTTCTACAGGTGTCTCAACAGGTCTAGATTTAATGTTTTCTTCTGTGATAATCTTACCTATACCTGTACCATATATAGCACCATTAAGGAATATTTCACAGATTGCATCCTTACATCCTGTTCCTTCTAGGTCTTCCTGTAGTAAATTACGGACATACTCTATATCTTGTGGGTTTTGGTCTAACATATCGTCTTGTATGTCGAACCATTTACCTCTACCGAATGTAGCTTCCTCTAATTCTGCTACACTAGCTTCTACTGCTTGCTGTAATGCTGGAGTAATAATACGAGACTTCTCTGATTGTCTCGTCATATCTTCTACATCCCAAATACCACGCCATAGACGGTAATATTCATCCCAATTTTTTAGATAGTTAACATCTCTATGGTCACGCCAGTCATCGAGACGGCTCATTAGCCATCCTGATAGTGCCTGATAATTAGTATCTATATCCATATAAATTAATATCCCGCTATTTCGTCATAAGGTTGCCAATCTTCCTCTAATTCTACAGTATTCATAAAGTCTGCTATGGATACTTGGTCTATATATGCCAATGCATCTATAATATCGTCATGAGTACCCTTAGTAGGAAACTCTAGGAGTTGTACTTCAAAGTCTGAGTTCCAATCTCCCCTATTAAATTTAATCTTTCCGTGCTCTAATCTACCTTGTAGAGCCCATGTAATTCTATCTGCTTTCTTTTTACCGCCATGAGTTACATCTGATATGACAACCCACCTTCCTGTCGCCCTCATCTTATCTTCTAGATAAGGCATGATAGCGTTCTTTAACGAACCTGCTTCAATGCCGACAGTAGTCGCTTCATTTTCGATAGCAGCGTTGAGAATCTTACTTGCAGTCTCTTTAATATTCCATCTACCATGTTGAATATCTTTGACCCACCACTCATCACCTGAGATTTTAACGATTGCAATTGCTGTTTCATCTAATGCTGACCCCTTTCTTCCTCGTTCTTTTTCTACATTCTCAAAACCTGCTGGGTCAACTGCTATGACATAGTTACCGTGTTCAGGTTCATCTTCGTCATACTTAATCCAGTTGTTCTGGAATATCCCTCCAGTAAAAGAAACAAAACTTGCTTCAAATTCCTGGCGAAATGCTTGGGTAGACATAGTCTCCCTTGCTATTTTTATTTCTTCTGGGTCTAGAATTGGGTTATCTGTCGAGTTATACTGGAATTGTTCCCAGTCTTCGTTCTCTTCTCTACCTGCTTCATCCCATAATTTATAGAAATGATTCTTACCTTCAGGTGTCCCTATAAATAATGCCTCACCTTTAACATCAGCTAGTGTAGGTCTAATAATTTTCTCCCACACATCTGGTTTCATCGAAGCATATT